ATTGAGGTGTTCCTGGAGCATAGCTACGTTGCGGAGATTTTGCATTTTTACCTGCAGCACTGTTTGCACCAGCTGTTCCTGTTTTACCCGCTTCTGGTCGTACGCCAGGCCCAGTCATTGCTTTAGCTGGAGATTCCGGTGCAGCTTTAATTGCTTCTTGCAAATGCTGCGGAAGTTTTCCTTGATTACCCTTAAGCGCTTTCGTTAAAGGTGACTTTGGTGCCATCTTAAACGGCGATCTTTTGTAACTCATGATTTTTTGTTTTTATTATCTGAATTGGTAATTAATTCCTGCTTTGATTTCAAAGACTTCTTTATCCCAGTATTTCATATACTCGCCTTCCGCGAATATACCCCAGTTCAACCCTATCTTGTAACCTATAACTCCACCGAAGTTGTAGTCGATCCACTGACCTGGAATGAAATGATTTGTATTTTCTAGCTCATCAGCAAATTGCTCATAGGAAAACATATGATCTCCTATTATATGAGTATGCCAGGGCAACATACTTGCCCATGAATGAATCCAAAAGTTTTCTGAGTAGTGATAATAGTCAATACCAATTATAGCTGATAAAGAACCAAGTGCCCCAATGCCCGCTAGTTGCTCAGCGTTGTATGCATTTACAATATCACCATATATATACTTTCTAAAATCTAAATCAGTATCCGCAACTTTATTACCTTCAGGGTCGAGCCAATACCAATCATAATTGTCTACTTCATCATCATTATCATAATCGATACCGTAATAAATATCTTCGTAACCCATATCACGAACTAAATCCCACCATGGACTGGTAGATAGATATTCTGCAATAGGATTATAACCGTAAGCTTGGTGCTGTCTTGCCGCAACACCTAAACTAAAATCTACTTCACCAACGTGTAGTCTTCCTCTTACTTCAACTTGAGTGTAATCTAGATTAACCAATCCCTGATTAAACAGCTCTGCCTTTACCATCCAATACTTAGCTAGGTATCTTAAGAAGTAACGTTGGTTTATATAGTCATTGCCTTGTTGTCTGCCGCGGTCAAATTGAGCTAAGTACTCAAAACCCTCAACAGCACCTACAGTTGCAAATAAAGATGTTGTAGACTGGTTGTGCCCATCGTAAAATGGGTTTTGTCTTTTTTCGTAATCGTAACGGGCTACACGGCGTATGCCAAATGTATATCTGTAATCAAACGGGTTTTCAACGGTTATATCCATTAGGTCCCCACCTTGAGAAACAAAGTACTCTGACTGTGCTTCCATTGGCGACGCTCCGTACACACTTGTGTACAACGTGCTGTACTTTAACAATCCCTGCCCAAAAGCTGAGGTTGATATAAAAAATGTTATAAGTAGATTCTTCATGCCTAAAATTTATTAGCCCCTGTTAGCTGATCAACTTCTTTTTGTATCTCACGATAATCTATATGGCTAAGCGACAAATTAATGCCTGCTTCCCATCTTGTAATCTCTTTACCGTTTTTATACAATACTAATGTAGGCACTGACCTTATACGCTCATCTTGTTTAAGAGTAGCGTTACCGTCAATAGACGCTTTAAATATTTTAGCGTCTTTAATTTTAACAACGTCCACATAATTATTTGCAGAGTTGAAGGACGCGTTGTAATGCACTAAAACTATGCCCCGTTTGCTAATAGTGCTAGAAGCAAAAGAACATAGTGAAAATGCGATTAACAAAAGTATTGTCTTTTTCATATCACTTCATTTCAAATAGTCTCTTTTCCATCTTGTCAAGCTGCTCTTTAATATCGCCTACATCATCTTGCGTATTCATGATGGTTTCACGTATTAACTGATCTTTAAGATCGTATTCCATTCTACCAACCTCAGCAGGTGGCAGGAGCTTAGCTTCTTCAATGCCCGCCTGTAGGTCAAAATATCCGAGTGTAACCACCCCAACCGCGGCCATAATAGCACCAATAGTTTTTAAGGATAAACCTACTACTGTGTTTTCTGAAATTTCTTTAGCCATTTTTAGTAATGCTTATATTTTGTTTTGCCTTCTTTTTTATAGGCGATTAATCTTTCTCCACGGTTTTTGCGGTAGCTAACATAAGAAACATGCACCCAATCCGGTTCTTCTTCGTTTCCGAATTCCCAAATTAGCTGGTCAAAGTCTGTATGCTCAGAAATATAATTAAATAGTTGGTTGTTGGTTAAGCCGCCAAATGCTTGGGCGTCGAGATCAAGAGCTTGGCCCTTAGAATGCTGAGAAGTTTTACTTCCACCGATACGTTCATTAAGCGCTTCACTGCGGTATCCGGAAGTTACGCAAATGGGTTTGTTAAAATAATCACGCGTAGGTTGGAAAATGTTTAGTGCAATTGCCTTTAAATTTTCCAAATGCTCTATTGTAGGCTCATTATTGATGCCGCATCTTTTTGCTGTGGTTGATTTAATTACCTCAGCAACGCTTAAGTTATCTGATAATTTCATTATTTATTTTTATTTAGGTCGGCTTTCAGGAAATCTTCTATACATATCCTCTAGCTTTTTTTCTCTTTCTGTAGCTTCTTTCTTTTTCTTATTTACGCTCCGTGTTTCTTTAGCCTTAGCTTTACCCTCTTCTTTACGCTTTGCTTTAGCTTCTGTTTTAATAAGATCGTTTTCTTCATTTTTAGCACCAACATCCCAAGTCTTCCAGCCAAGTGCTAATGCTATACGTTGCCAAGTTGTATTTCGAGAATCTAATGCTTCAACTATTGAATTAAGCTCATCAACAACACGATCAAGTGGTAGGTTTACGGTAGCTGATGCAAGGCTGCCTATAATAGAATAAGCAGGACCTAAATTTAATTTACCATCAGCCGTAACATCAAAACCTCTTGCTGTTAATACATCTCTTTCAAACTTTTTGGTTTGGATAGCTGAGTAAAGTTTTCTAGCTTTTGAACCAATAGGCGGAGATAAACTTAATGCCTGTAGTATAGTATAAGTGTGATCTGCAGTAAATCCTTTTTCTTCTTGTTTAAAATACTCTGTAATAGTATTCTTAAGTGTTGCAATCACAGCGCCTCTAACACCACTACCCTTTAAAACAGAATCTGTCATGCTATTAATAATGCGCAACGTTCTTTGGTCATTTTTACGTTCAAGTTTTTCCAACTCTTTTTCTGTCATCTCAGACTCTTCTTCGTCATCAAACCCTGGTATAACCGCAAACAAGGCGCTTTGTAATGCAGAAAATATAAAGTTTTGTACTGCGCCATAATAAATAATCTTAGATATATGTGTTTTAGCATCACCCCTGCCATTGGCAAGATCTTGCATTGATTTCTTCATCAAGCGAGTATACTGCATTGGCGTATTTTGGAATGCTAATACCAATCTACCTAAAACACTGCGCTGCTCTTGAGAAACCAAGTACGGATCAGAAGATTGCTGTGCTTCATCAGCTGTTTTACTAAAGTCTTCAAAAGCAAGCTTTTCTGCAGCATCTTGTTTCATACCATCTTTAAGATATGTATTAACTCTGTTTCTATAGAAGCTTGAACCACCAGCAGCAATAGCAAAGCTATCTGCAATCTGAGTAGGTGTAAAACCAATTTTTAACAAGTAAGCAATTACAGCACCTGCTTTATTTTTTGCTCCTCTAGCCTCATTAGCAATTTCTGCTTGGTTTACATCTGTTTGCAGCCCCGATCTACGTTGTTTTAACTTATCGGAATTAAATATCATTGCAAAATCAGACCAATATTGGGGTTGGTTAGCAAAAGCTGCTGCTACTTTTAAAGGATTGTTATCAGACCAATTAATAAAGTTGGTAGACGAAAGAGTTTGTAATATTGCAGAACGGCGGTTAAAGAACATGATAGCCCCAGTAGAGTTGTTTACCCAGTTTAGCCACGAATTAACTTGTTTATTTGGTCCTGTAGTACGGTTTGTACCGTTGGTCATTGCAAATAAAGAATCTTCTATAGCCTCTCTATGACGTGTTCCGTAAATAGCTTCTATTTTATTTAAATTTTCTGGACTAAATATTGCTTGAGAGTTTTCAATAAATTCCTGCAAATATTTTTTTCTACCTACTCTTTCGGTCATTCCGTTCAAATCGGAAACTAGAGTGCGAGATAGCCAATGATCACCTGGTTCCATCCATGTGTCTTGTCTAGATACAAGTTGCATTGCGTTGCCAAGCTCAATAAGTTGAGGCATTGCATTAATAGCGTTGATCAAAAACCTAATATCATCTTTATTCATATTAGGTATTTCAATGCCTTGCTGAGTCCACATATATACTCTTAATGCGTGGTCGTAAGTGTAATCGCTATTTGTAATTTTCTTACCCAGCATTTTAAACAACTTTTTATCTGCTTTTCTTAAAGCATTAAGTTCACGACGAACCTGCTGTTTAATGGCTTCGATCATTGCGATGCCTCTAGTATATGGTGTGATTAAATTATCTTCAATAAACTTTTGATCAGCTTCACCTTGTTTTCCTTTACCTGCAAATGTATACGAAGTTAAACCTCTAAAGTCTTCGGCAGACGCGGGTACGAATAATCTGTATTTACCCTTACCCTCACCCATCATACGAGCCTGAGCTTTCGAATAGATTTTATCAGCCGCTACTCCTTTAGTTCGCTCAATCATTCCATTAAGCTCTTCGCTTAATCCCTGGCTAAATTTAACACCAGACGCTTCCAGCCCTGTAGTTACTTGATTTACAAATGCTTCAGGTAAGGCTTCACCGTAAGAAATGTTGTCGGTATTAACCTCATAGAAGCGACCTGCATAATCTTCTTTATATTGCGCAGCGCTCTCTTGTACGCTGTCCCATGTTTTAGTCACTATAAAATCCGCTAACGATCTTTCAGCCCGAGCACGGTTTCTTTGCACCGCAACATCTTTGCTGGTATTAACATGGATCATGTGTATCTCAAACCCGGCTGCTTCTAAAGCTTTCATTTTTTTAGTTGTAGCTTTATATGAAGCGCCAGTACCATCAATCACCATGCTTTCTCTTGCGGCAGTGTTATTAGCTAAATCTTCTTCCGCAGCTTTTCTAGCTTTCCAACCTAGCTTAGCTCGTAATGATCTTTCTTCTTTGTTATAAGTTTTTTCATCGCTTGCAAGACCAGCATCTTTAATGTACTTTTCTAGATAAGGGTCTTGATTAACCAACCTAAAACCTTTATCAATTAAGCCTAAAGATTTTAAAGTACTAGATTTACCAGAGCCTGGCCCGCCAACCATAAACACAGCTACAGGAGTTGACATAGAAAACTTAGTAGACGCTTCCAGCCACCCTTGAAAAGAATTAACAGCATCAAAGTTTATAGCTAACTGTTCCGTAATAGCTTCGGCTTCTGTTAAACTTTCAAAGTGTTCTGTCAAAGTTATTAAGTTTCCTTCTTCATTAACCGCCGCAAAATATGTATTGTCGCGCGCAGCTTCTCCGTATAGTCTTAATCTTTCTATGCTGCTAGCGTTAGTAGGGCCTAAAACTTTATCAAGAACAGGTGTTGCCGTTAATTGGTCCGTAGACATTAATATATTTTTGTCGTAGGCCTTATCTATAGCGTTAATAGTTTCTTTACTTAGCTCACCATTGTGAGTAGATAGATTAGGGTTAGCGGCTATTTCTAGCAATTCGAACAAAAATTGCACATGAGGATACATATGCTCTATATATTGGTTTGAATCAGCATTTATATTACCATCAATAATTGTTAATTGCCCTAATGGTCCAAACCCACGTTTTCTGCTGTTATCCTCCTGTAAAAACCTTGCAAAATCCATTAAACTAATTTCGCCAGTTTGAACCCCTAAAATAAATTCTCCTGCAATTCTACTAGATAACTTTTTATTTGCCGAGTTTTGCGCTTGAAGCAATCCAACCGTATCGGTAGATTGTAAGGTATTGTTAAGATCACCTCTTTTTTGTAACTCAAACAACGCTTTAGCGCTTGTTTCTTCTGTATTGTATTTGGTTACATTATTAAGATCTTGCTTATTTAATTTTGAACCAGCGACTATAGCTTCTGGTTGAATACTATTATCAAACGCTTGTGAATTAAATACCCTTAACTCATTAATGTTAATTCTGCTTTTTATTAATCCAGTAGATTCTCTGTGTGCTTTTAAATCTTTAAGTTCGCCTTTGCTTTTCAAACGGCTTACTGACATGTAATTTTCTAGCCCTTTTTGGACTTCTTTAGAAGCGAGCGGAATTAAATTTAAAAATCTAGCGTCCTTGAGTGACTTGTCATTAATAGCAGGACTATTAAGTATTTCTGAAGTATGCCAAAAAACCTTTTTAAAGTCAACATTATCAATATTTACTCCTTGCTCTTTAGCCTCTTTTTTAAACTGTTTAATTACGCTAGGACTAAAGTTTTCATTGTCCAGTGCATAATCATTTGGAAAAACTTTATTAGATTTTACTATTTTATTTAAAATAATATCTAAAGCCGATGTGTTTACAGCTGACTGCAGCTCCGTTTGTGTAAAGCCATTAGCCATAGAGTACTTAACATTGCCTCTTTCAAAGTCAAGCTTAAGCTTAGCTACATAGTTGTCTACAATTTCAGTTCCTAAACGTTCTTGATTAGCCTCAAAAGCTTGACGAATTGGGCTATCAGGATCTTGCATTTCCTGATTAATAATTTCTATAGCTAACTCTTCCCCAATTGCTTTAGCGAGAGATTCTTTTTTACCACGCAATGGATTACCTTTTTCATCAAGAATAAAAGACAAAAAGGTTTTGTCATCTATTTTTATTGAAGCATTAGGTAATCTTCGGACTAATTCAGCACCAGATGTTCTACCTGCTTTGTCTGTATTAGTAGTTTCTCTATCAATTTTTTTACCTTTCCAATCACTAGTAAACACGCCGTTTACCTGCTTTTGTACCGCGGCCGGGAATGCGGTCATTAAGTAAGTGGTGGTCATGTTTTCAAGAATAGCTTTCTTATTGTCCGTTAAGAATCTTCTAAGTACGCCATCTTTTTTGCCGCCCATTGCTTTTTTCAAGTCAATGTCCACCTGTTTACCTAAAGCTAACCTTAGCTCATTTACTAAAGGGGTAACTGTAGTGTTTTTAGATATGGGCGCGTCAATACGACTTTTTAGCGTTCCTACTATTCTAGGTATTTTAGCTAATATACTTTCAATAAGCTCAGGCTTAGCAATACGGCTGTTTAAAAGCGGTCTGTATTCAGGCTTTTCGTTTGCCGCACGCTCTTCTATTTGTTCTGTAGTAGTAACATCAGCCGCCGCACCTTTAAGGTCTTCTATGTCGCTCTGGTTAAAGTCTTCAACAATGTCGTTTTTACCTTCACCGGAAGCTTTAAGCATATCTTTAATACGGAAACTAATACGACCATTTATATAACCGTATAGTGTACCGCGCCCGTCAAACTTATTTATATCGCCATTGGAATATAGTCTATAAATAATGTCGCTATTAGCTTCGTCCATGTCAAACTGCAGGCCTTTAGCAGAAAGCTTGGCTAGTTGCGCTTGAATCATTCCCGGAAGAACACGAGCAATAAGCGGGGAGTTAGGGTCAAAAAAGTCCATGTTTGCGCTTACCTTCTCTAAAACTTGCTTAGCTCTATCTGCCTGGACAGACACAGACATTTTTGTTTTATCGTCATCAGAAAACGATGAAAGCTTATACTTAGCGTTCTTACCTTTCTTACCTACATGCGCTTTTTTATTAAAGTCCCTAATAAAGTAAAAAATATCTTGCCCCTCAGAGCTTATTTCTAAATCAGTTCCTTTTAAAGCGGTGTTTATAAATCTTTTAACGGTTTGCAGTAAGCTTTCATTGTATTGATAGCCTTCCGCTAATGCATCGCTAAGAGCATTCATAAGTTCTTCAAAAGCCTCTTCCCTGTTTTCTTCAAAATAACCTTGCGTAGCGAGCGATACTTTTGCCGCTAGTTCAGGGTGTGCTTGTTGTAAGTATTCTAATAACTTTCCGCCAGCCTCATTTAAAGATTTCTGGTCTTTAAGCTTTGATCGTGTTACAGCATGTAATAGCTCGTGAGCGAACGCCCCTACTGCATTGTTTTTTGCAGCGTTAGTCATGTTAATCATAAAGCCGCCATCCGCAATAACCGCGTTAAGCTGTCCGCTTTTTAGCTTTTCAATGGTTTCTTTTTTGTCTTTATCGGCCACATTTTTTTCAACCCAAGCAATTGCTTCTTCTAAAGAATCTGTAGCATCTATAGATAATTGTTCGCTTAAACCACTTTGTTCTGCAAAAGCTTTTACATTTTCTGCACTTGCCTTTAGTTCTCTTTTGTTTTCTTCAATTCTATAGTTTTCAGAAGCACGATGCTCAACAGAGCTTCTTCTTGTGTCTCCTCCCTCCGATTCAAGTTGCTCTTTAGCAATCTTAAATGCTTCTTGCTTTAGTTTTCTTGGTTGTTGAAAAAACTTTGCACGTTGCTGACGCCCTTTGTCTGTTGCAATAGCTACAGATATTTGTCGGTATCCATCTAATGCGTCTTGATGTATTTTTAAAGAAGCATTATGTTTTTTTGCAGCCTTACTGCGAGCTTTATCTGTTAATATATCCTCTCTTTGTTGTAAAAGATTATCTAGCTTTTGTGAAATTATTTCCTGCGACTTAAGCTTTTGCTTGTTAGAAGTATTGCCATAACCAATTTTATAAGCCTTTTCGTTTAGCTTTCTAATTTCTCTATTTATTTCACCAACAGCTTTAGCATCAGCAATAGACAAATCAGTACCAAGTCTTCTAGATATATTGCGCGTTATATCATCTCTTTCTAATGTTAGCTCTTGTATTAAAGCTTCTGTTTCTGCGTCTTGTTTTTTACGACGCTTTGAAGGATCTAAAGGATCTAACGCACCAACACCAGATAAAGACTCTATTTTAGATTCTAGCTCTTTTAATTCTCTTTTTTCTTGTCTTGTTGCAAGCTCATTTACTATGGCTTGATTAAAGCCTGCTAAAGAGGGAACACTTGAAAAGCCTGCTCCCATAAGTGCACCACCAGCGGTTGCTTCAGTAACACCTTCAAAAAGATTAACATCCTTCCCTAATAATACCTGGTCAAAATAATTGTTTGCAAACTGGGTGGCGCCTTCGGAACCTCCTTCAGCAGGCATGTTTTTTAATGCTGACTTAATAAAATTTCCAGCTGCAGACTTCATGCCTTCAGTTGGAGCTTCTTTTAGCGCTCTTAACAATCCGTCAGTAAGCATTTTATCAAACAATCCTTCAAACACAACTTCAGTAGCGCCCGCTAAAGCCATAGAGGTGTATTCTTTGCCTATGGGTATATCTAGCAACCTTTTACTTTCTGTATTTTGTGCCTCTAGTTTGCGGGCTTCGAATTCATCAATTGCTATAAAATTACCGGCTTTATCAGTATAACCTCCGTCTTCTAATATTTTGGTATTAGCAGTTAGCTGCTCATAAGCATAATATTTTTCTTTATCACGCTCTAAGCTTTTACCCCCAGCACCCATAAGAAAATAAGCTGGCATAGCTACTGCTCCTGCGCGGCTAACGGCCATTGAAGGAAGTCCCTGCGCTACAACACCCGCTCCCCATCTTCTAGCATCTTTAAAATTTTCTATTTCTGAAAACTCTGGGCGTTGAACTAATTTGGCAGCTTCTTTTTCTAAGTCTAAATTTGCACCAAGAAAAGCTTTGGCAGTTCGTGCGTTTGATTGCTCTAGTATATCAAAAAAAGCTTCATCTAACTCTTCTTCAGAATCAAGTGAAGGGGCCACCGCAGCAACATATTGGCCTGCAGCAACAAAATTACCAAGCTCGGCAATACTCTTTAATATTCCAAGACCAATAGATTTACTGGTATTAATCAAACCAGCACCCATGCCATAATAAGCGCTTAGCTGCTGCAATCCGTCAGGCGCAATTTCAGAATCTTGTAATTCTTCAGCAATTGCATTTAAATTTGAATAATCAAGTAGTAAGCCTTTTTGAATGTCTTGTAGTCTTGCTTCAGTGCTTTCATTGTAAACACCTCCTGCATTATATCTTTCAACTTCCGCTTCGTAAGTTGCCTTATTTTTATTAAAGTTATCAAGATCCGCTGGGAAAGCCTGTCTTTTTTTACTTATATCTTCAACTCTAATTTGCTCTAATACAAAAATATCATTTCTTTGTACTTGATTTAAATCAAATACAAATTCATCTGATCTGTCGTTTCTTTGTTTAGATTTTATAGTTTGCTCTAAGCCGCGTATTTCTTCTTCTCTAGGTTCTGGAACAACGCCGGTATTAATCCATTCTTCATAATCATCTTTATCTTCTTGACTATCAAAAAGAATTTCATTACCAGCTTTACCTGCTTTTTCAAACGCTTCGAACCTATCAAGTTTTGTTTCTTTTGCAAGATCAATTGATTCATTTTCCGGAATGTCATCAGCTTTTACACTTTGCTTATATTCTTCATGCAAACCTGTTGAGCGCTCTTGCACCTTGCTTAGGTAGTTTTCTTCACCTACTGTAAACAAATCTCTGTTCATGAGCGCCACCATTTTAGCGAGCTCATCTTTAGACTTAGCACCAAGTAAACCTTTATAGGAATAAGAAGCGGATTCTTTATACTTGTCTTCCATATTACGGAATTTAACAGCATCTGAACCTAAAATGTCGCTTTCAACAGTTACGCCATACTTAGCTAGTTTTGAGTTTAGAGCAGTAGAAACATCTTCTTCATCAAGATATTTTCCGTCTTCGTCAAAAAAGTCTTCAATAGATATTACGGGTGACCCCAAAGAAATATCGCCCGAACTGGATTCCCCAGCGGACGTTTCTGTGTTCTGACTCGTTGGCGGGTCGGTTTCCATCAAGTCGTTCTGCTTTCCCTCATTATTATTTGCTAATAGCTCTTCAACGGTTAAACCGTTTAGTTCCGCAATTTGTTGCAATTTTTCAGGGCTAAATTTATTAAGATCCATATTTTTATATTGGATTAATTGTAAGTTAGTTAGTCACCGCGTCGTAAGCTAGCTCTCTATTAGGAAAAGCTATTCCGTCTACATAATATATATCAGGATTTTCTGTGTCGCGTTTTATTTTATGACCGCTAATAGTATATTCTACACCTACATTTTGATTGTTATCTATATCCGCCCATCTTTCAGTGTAGTCTTTACCGCCACTTCCGCTGCTACCACTTCTGCCGCCGCCTGATCTACTCGGGTTGCGTGCATCGTAATCAGCTTTACCTTGTGCTGCTACATCAGTATAACTATTCATTATACGGTCAGCAATCATATTTCTAGCAACTTCTATATCATCTAGCGGAATGTCTGAAAGGTTTAAACCGTCAGATTCAAAATCAGAAACTAATGACTTAATAGTATTAGGATCACGCAAAGAAGCCATAAGACTTAATCTGAGCATGTCTTTTTGCGGCCCCTGTAGCAAGGTGTGATTTTTATACAAGTCAGCTGATTGGCTTAATATACTCGATGCTACTTTGTAATCTTTCGGAAACGGCTGTTCAAAATCGTTATATCTGACATACTCGCCACCCATATTAAACCCTAAGTCACCGTTTTCAGCAATTTCAAATGGTACATTAGTTTTTTCTCCGTCGATCAATCCGTACATCATTGCAGCATTTGAGTACTGCATGTCGTCGTTACCTTCAGAAAACAAACCTGTTCTTATACCTTCAGCAAACTCAATTTTATTTTCTTTATAAGAATCTAATTGATTTTTTAAGTTGGTAAAACTATTGTTAATGCCATTCATTACATCAACGTGGTACTGGTATTCAGGAGATGACGTATCGCTAATCTTGGCTAAAGCATTTGCTGAGTTAGCATATATAGAGCGTTGCCCAGTTAAAAACTTACCAATATTCTTTTGCTCTTCCTTAGAATAAGCGGTTAAGTCTACATCTGACTTCATCTTACCCATTGAGGTGGAAACACTCGCGTTTATATTTGCTATTTTGTTTCTTCTCGCAGCGTTAATGGCACGATGCCCCTCAAACAAGTTATCGCCCTGTGGTGCATTAAACTCTACCACAGGTCTACGACCGCTTTGTAGCATTCTTCTATTCGCGTCTATTAAACTTTTATCTGCCATAATGTTAAATCTATTATTCTTCAGTAGCAGCTTCACCCGGCATGCCTAATAGCTGGCCAAATATGCTGTCTGCTGACGCGCGTTGTGGGTTTGCCATAAATCCTACACCACCCATTGCTAAGTTACCGACACCACTCATTAATGATTGGGTAGCTTCTTGCCTAGCTAAATCCGCCTGACCTTTACGATCCATAGCCATTCCTAATTCAGTACTGTATTGTTCACGCTTCATGTTACGAGACATCACGTCTCCTTTGCGCTCTGCCATTTGCAATTCTCCAGCCATTTGCCGCGCGGCTGCCTGGTTGCTAGCTTCTTGAGCACCAATAGCAGCGGAAGCTTGTTGCGCATTTTGAGATTGCTGCCCAGCAAGTGACTGAGCTAAAGCCGCTATGCCGGATCCCCCCGCTGCACCTCTCATATTGCCCATAATGTTAGCCATGCCTTGAGCCTGCTGCTGAGCTGTGAAGTCTGCCGCCTGAGTATTTACCGTAAGATCTTCCATAGTGTTTTCCATATTTGCATATGGGTTAGAAAGATCCTGATTCATATATTGTGCACGAGATGCTTCAAATTCAGCTTGAGCAGTTTTTTGCTCTTGCTTTCTTTTCTTATGGCCAATTATACCACTCGCAATCCCCATGGCGCCTTGAAGTCCTAAAGCTAAAGGTATCATATTATATTAGTTTATAGTTCATTATTACGTATTATTCACTGCTGATAAACACTTCCGAGTTAACAGCAAAGAGCTCTTTTTTGTCCGAGCTAGTTGTTTTCATTTCGACAGACGCATGGTAGCCTATTATACCGGAAGTGTTCTTTTCAGAGTCTTTAGCAAATAATATAAAGTCCGAGGTTGTAGGTTCGGCACTAGAGCCATTCCAGGCAGCTTTAATAGTATTGCCACTTATTTCTAAAACAGCTCCAAGAGATACTAATGTATCACTGTTGCTTGAGTCTGTAAAATATATTATGTCACCTAGTTGCAACGATACATTTAAGTCTTCTACAAATGTAATTTCATACACTTGATTTTGAACCCCATCAATTACTAAAGTGTCATCGCTAGTTGCAGATGGGTTACCTAATCCCTGCACTGAAAACTCCCCTGTATCAATGTTGGATAATGTCGTAGCCTTCCCTTTAATATAGTTAAAGTAAAGGTTTTCTTTCTTTTTCCAAGCTTCTACTTCTCCGTCTTGCTGGTCGGTAAGCACATCTGCTACCCAGCCTGCATCACCTTCGTAAGATAGTGTTTTAAAGTTTTTAATACTAGACGGGGCGTCGTTAAATATAGGAGTTACCGTAGAATTAGCTTGAACACCATAAAAGTTAGAGCGGGCTGCACTGTTGTGTACCCATAGCTCACCATTTTTCATAGTGTAATAATCGTTGTTTAACGATATTGCCGCTTCAGGTACAAAAGACATTCTGCTAGTCCAGCCTCTCACACCTTCTTTAAAGGCTACAGATTCGTCGCTACTGAATGATACGTTATAAGAACCGGCAGCTTCGTCATACGAGCCTAGAATAGCCCCTGAAGCAGTCTTAAGTTTATCTTCAAAGTAATCCGACATGCCGTTTTCAGCTATTTCGGTAATGCCGTCCATAGACAAGCGTATTACAGTACCTCTAGACTTATCTGTAAAGTAAGACCTAAAGCCATATGTTGTAAAAGATTCGGGGTTATTAGATATACCGAATTCACCTGCATATGCCATTGTTTGCCCGAGTACATTGTTTGTAGAAGTAACATTAGGATTACCGTCCGCAGTAAATAACGCATCTTTATTAGCTTGTATTCTAAAGCATTTGTCTTCACAAAGAGTCACTAAGTCAGTATCTCTTGCTTTTAAAATTTGTATGCCACCGTATACAGGGTTTAAGTCTTTTGTTATTTTAATACCCTGAATAAACTGATTAAGCTCATTTACGCCACTAGTGTTATTAAATAGACCGCTATATATTAAACCTGCCTTTCTTCTTTCTTGCTTGTATTCCGTTTCAATTATACTAGAAACTTTAACGCCCTTGCCAATGCGCTTGGCATTGAAATCGTCTCGTACTCTATCTGACTCTACTCCGTTACCGAAGCTGTAACAATTAAAGTAATCGAGCGTATGCTCAGTGTCTATGGCTGATATAGGGTAAGCTTCGCTAGCTTCGTAATACAATTCTAAATCTATTGCTTCCTTAGGCTCAACTTCAAATACAGCAGGGTTCATTGAAGGTAACACCTCGCTATTTTCATCAATAATAGTTGGCTGCAGCCTTTTTCTTTCAGCTAATCTAAATCTATCGGCAGCTATATCTGTGTCTGTATAAGGTTCATTTAATACAAATTCCCATCTGTATCCTGTTTCATCGTCAGTATCACCAGTAACTGATGCGTTACGGGAGTAAGTTCCTTTGGTTACTGAATTTAAAGTATAAAGATTTGACCAAACGCCTGCGGCAGATCCAAATTGTATATAATCTCCAGCTTCAGCCCCAGTTACAAAATCAGCCATTTTATCATTGCCGTTTATGTTTTCTCCCGGTGTGCCAGAAATGTAAGGTGCCTGCACAACTCCGAATTTTTTAGAGTTTTCTGTAGGTTTACCTGTTAATACTACACTACCTACGTTAGCATTAGCGTGTTCCGCCCAGCTAAGCCCTGTAATTGCGCCTATATTACCACTGTTATCAGGGTCATCAAAAGCAGTGTCGTCTGGGTGAGCATCTGTGTCACCTTTTTCTTTATAATCTTCCGGATTATTTGTAAAATTATATACAACGTTTTCATCAAACGCTGTACTTCTATTAATTTTAACAAAAAACCTACCTTGATATTCCGGAAGGGTTAATCTTTTTTCTTCATGCAATTCCAGCTTAAACTCAGCGCTAGAGGCTAAAGCATTTATAAAAGATGCATCATCTAACTGCAGCTTTTCTGAAATTTCTATTGAATATCCAGCGTTTGCAATGCCTGAATAACCTCCCGTAACAACTTTATAAAATCTAGTTTTATTAGTGTTGTGTATAAACCTAACATAAACATCTTCTTGCAGGGCGTCAACAAAATGATCATTACCTGCATTTGGGGTTGGTCCCTCGAAAGTAAACTCAGTTAAACCTGTAGTAATTTTAGTAGCTGCTGTACCTCTGGTAATACCTACTAAAGATTTAAACTTGCGTTTTACAGCAACAGCATCTGGTGCTTCATTACTTATGTCTAAGACTTTAAACTTAGCTTCTGAAATAACAGGAAGATCTGTGTTATGTTGTTTCTTAAGTATTAAGAAATCTCCATCTTGTACTTTATTTCTTTCAGCACTAGGTATAGATAACCACATAAAACCGTCAGGGTCAGCATAATACCGGTCAAGCGAAACATTATAGTACTCGTTTGAGGTTTCTTTTACATAGTATTTAAAATGCTTTGCCCATAATCCAGGGGAGTCATTTTCTACTCTAGCCTTAAGCTTATTCACTTTAGAAGCTTTGTCTATACCTATCTTTACCGTAGAGTAGCTATTTGTAAAAACCGGTGTTTCTCTCCCATGCTCATCAATATATACAACGCCTATTTGGTAATCTCTTAAAGACTTAACACTCTCTTCTGGCGTTTTAACTGCTGTTATATTGTTTGACTGCAAATTAGCAGTTAGATCAACTTCATCCCCTATATTATTTTGTTGTACGTAATTACCGTATACAAGTCTATTACCAATAACTTCTTGGGCTAAAGCTTTAAGAGGCACGTTATCGTACGGTCTTAGTATTTGGTTAGAGTCTATAACATTTACTGCAATTTCAGAAGTTATATCTAATGAACTGACTGTAGGCGCTATTTCTTCTATTCTATAAATTATGTTTTCAGAAGAATCTTTATATAATATTTCAACTTTATCCACATCTGCTGGTGGAGTTTCAAATCCGCTTAAAGTAAGCTTGCGCAGATTATTAATCATCCCTTCATTATAAGCATCATAGCTGCCATACTCAAAAGGACCGGGAACAAAAATAGCATTAGTCCATGGCGAAAAAGCTGATATCTCGCCATCTACATATTTCCATCTATAAGCAAATCTAGGAAAAGAAAACTCGAACATAGGGGGGTCTTCCTGTAGCTCACACTCCCATGTTAGCTCTATATCCGGCATATCTGAAGATATAGATAGTATTTTAGCATTAATAAACTTTAATGCCGAACCAGAAGGATTAGCTGTAAGCTGCATTCGCACTTCGTAGTTATCGTCTGCATTTCTGTCGTTATTAAACTCTGACGCTCGTAAAGTAATTATGTCTCCGTTTTGCCAATTAGGAGCAGCACTAGTTGTAAATGTACGAGCACTACCGATATCCATAGTTACTCTCTCTCCTCCTACTGTTTCTACAAAAGTTTTATCCGTAGTAACTCTATCTAGCCCTACACCATTACCTGTTCTTGTAGAAGAAGCAGCAACATAATGCAATCTTTCGTTTGGCTTTTTCTTTATTACAGTAATATCAGACGCAATAAACGGCCTGCTATACACTTGCGTATGAGTGTCTATACTCGTTCCGGCTTGCGTTCCGGTTTGGTTTGCACTCCCAGCTTTAAATCTAGATATTAATATTTTTCTAGGTTCATTTAAGTTATCAGTCCAGCATAATAGCCCCTCAAAAACATTAACACCGGTTATAAAGTTAGCTGTGTTAAAATTTAATATTGTGCCTGTATCAACTAATATAGGTGCAACAAAACCTGTAGCCTCGTCATATTCTAAAATAGCATCAACTGATGCTGAGGTAACAAACCAGTATAGTTTATTATTTTGAGTATCCCGAGCAGCACCTATACACTGCGGAGAGGTTAAACCAAAATTAGCCGCCCAATTTACAGAGGACGACTTCTTATTTAGCTTAGTATTACCTAATATATTCTCAACAGCGCCGACGTCTGAACCTTCAGATGTTGAAACCTGAATGTTTAAAGCGTCACGATATTGGCCTGAGGGCACAAGTCTCTCATCAAGATCCTTGTTCATTTTGCCCTGGACAAAGTTGTGTGCTAATTTTGGCATGTATTAGTGTTTAATCCATTTAGCCTGGTTGCGCATAATTTGAGCAATTTCGCTAATCTTAAGGTTAGACATACGGAGTTTTGCAACTCTTTTTGCTGCAAACGCTTCTTTCTTAAAGCGCGCGACTAAATATTCTTGAGTATTTGCTCTTGTAGCCAGAATAGCGTGAGCGAGATATTTGTATACAGCTTCTTCTGCGAATTTATGCACACGCATTTCTTCATCAGTTCCTAAGCTATCACTTATGTATTTAAGGGTAACGACTTTGTTCACTAAGCCTGAGCTAAAGTGTGCGATACCTTTTAGTTTATCAATGTAAAAAACCCCGTTGCTTTGAGCAAACTCAGGGTTTAAGCCATAACGACGGCCATGGCGATACAAGTTGAACAGTTCGCTTGTGCTAAGCTCTGCTTTGTTGTTATCCGCAGCACTAGCGCCTTCAAATGCTTTTAATGTTTCAGATTTATTTGCGTATTGCTTTTCCCCACTGCCATCAAAAGTATATTCGTAGTCACTATCTTGAACAATAGCTTTTGGGTTGCTTGAATGGCGAGTAGGATAGATCACATGCTCAATACCCGAAGCATCGGACCAAGTAAACTTAACATAGTTAACATAATCTTGGGGCAGAATCATCTCAAGGGCTGGCCCTAACTCTATTTCTAAAGCTTTTTCTGAGGGTAGTATATCGAAGGAAAGCTCTTGTAAAGCACGCTGAGCATGAAATGCAACATCCGTGCGCTTAATTTTGCTAATGACTTTATCTTCTCCAACATAAGCAATGATGAAATTGTTAATGATATCTTTAATGCTTATAAACTGGTAGTCGCCGTAATTTTCGTCGCCACTATTCCAATTGCCGTCGGCACCTTCGTAATAGGCTTTTTGTGTTTGACTAATTAATCCCATTTATTAAGCTTTTTCTTGTTGTGTGTTCTGTCCTTCCATTTGATTACCGATCTGGTAAACCTGAAGTTCTTTGATAGAAAGCCCCGCTAATTGTAGTATTTTAAATACCAATTCTGTTTCTTCAGAAGCGTGTAACTCAAAATTAGTAGCGTTTGTTGCGTTATATACAGCTCTTCCGGCTACTGTGTTGTAAGCCCACTCTACTGTTGCAGGTACTTTAATATAATTACACGATACTCCTGAAGTTAATGCTGCAGCTCCGTACACTTTGTACCCTGCAGCACTAGCTACAAATATTGGTCGATCGTTTGTAGGTTTAGTAAGCGGTGAAGCATTAATATATAAGTACTCATTTGCATTAATACGCTCTGCTTCAATATTGTTATAAATAATTGTACCTAACCGGTAAAGGTCACTAGGAACTGTCCAATTAGGTGCTGAGTAAGTCATATTACCAGTCTTCTCAAAAATATTAATCTTTTCGTTTAATAAGTTGAGCATGTCTGAATACTCGGTGTCATTACCATGCATTCGGCCAAACTGATTGATATCATAAAAGTATTGCTCAAAAATATCAGACTGTGCTTGATTAGCAAACAAGTTAAATTCCTGAGGAGTTACGTACCCTCTTTGCTCTTTGTTAAGGATAGCTAATACTCTCTGGTATACTGTATCTACGCTTACTGCCATTTTGTGTTTGTTTATGTGTATTAAGTAATTAGGCCGCTTTTTACAGCAGCCTAATTACAAAAAGATATGTATTATAGCTGTTTTTCTACGGCTCGTAATACTTCCATACCCTCATCTGTTTTAAAATAAGCAGCGAGAGCTGAATATGGATGTTCATTAAACGGTACCGTCAATAGTTTCCTACCGTTACTTGCATATGTGAATGTGCGTTGATCTTGTGATAAAGTTAAAATACCGGTTTCAGTAGCTTTAATGCCAATGTTACGCAGCATAACGTTATCATCGTTAGCTAGATCTAAGAACAAACCAGGTTGATTACGCGCAAGTATTAGTAAATCGCGTTTAAGTTCCTTAGATGACGCGTTAGATACCTGTGCTGAGCCGTATTGAGCTCTTAAAATTGCTTCTGCTTCGTCAATGTCCATCGCTTTTGCAACGGTCATTGCTTCTAACTCTAATTCAATCCAGTCAGTTTCGTTTTCTGCGATCTGTTCTGGCTTGTATTCCATAATGCGACCTTGTAGTGTATATGGGTGGTACAAAGAAAGAAGCTTTTGTAAAACTACGTTTTCTTTTGGTACGCGCAAGATACCGTCTCTAAATACGATACGCCCTAATGTGGCTGTACCCTCTTGCTCATCAACAAATGGAGTACGTTGGTTTGTTGCATAACGCAACTCACGGTTGTAACCTACTGTTTCGTCAAAATATAGTAAAGGAGTACGCGCAGAATGTACTGTAGGTAATGTAAACGCTAATGGCTTACGGCCTGAAGTAATTTCGTACAATCTATCTTTAAATACCCATGTGTCTACAGGTGCTGCCGGAGCTGGTGCTTCGACTATTTGTTCAACAACTGCTGCTGCAGGTGCTGGTTTTGCCGCTGGTTTCTTAGCGGCAGGCTTTTTAGCTTGTGCCATGATATAATATAATTAAATAAAAGATAATAATCACCCCCGACCGAAGCCGAGGGTGAATAAGTATTAACTCAATTATGCTGTAGTTTTCTTCAGCATTACGAAGTTGTTAGCAGCTTGAACACAAAGTGCACGCTCAGAAAGGAAGTGTACGTTCATTTCATCAGCATCACTAGTGTAGTTTCCACCAACTGAGCCAGTAACCCAAGACTTCATACGACGATCTTCAGCTTCAGAAGCACGGTAACGTACGTGTAAGAACGGACGAGCAATGTTCTGACCCAAGTTTTGGTCGTATACAGTAGAAGTACCAGCAGGAACAATAACGCCCTCTACGTCAGCAATGCTACCGCGAGTTGCAGAATCGTTCAAGTATTTCCAGTCTGTCTTGTAGAAATCGTAAGAACCACGACGGAATCCAGAGAAACCTAAGTTCAAAGCCATATCTTCAGAGTTATCGAATACTCCGTAAGAAGTACCACCTGATCCGTAGCTATTAGCACGAGCAAGCATGTTATCGATATCCAAAGCAGTAGTACGATCCAAGAACATCATGTTCTCTTCAATAGCACCTTGCTTGTCTAATTCCTGAAGAATTACGTCGAAGTCACCTAAACCAGTCAAACCAGAAGCGTTGTTGAAGTCTTGGTCGTTAAATACCAAACCGCGAGACTCTAGAGCCGCGAATAAACCTTCAGAACCTTCGATTGAGGCAGTGTTACCAAAAGCAGCAGCTTGAGCGATAGTAGATTGTGCTTTTTCAGCTTCAACCATGCTCATTTCGAGGTAGTCTTCGAAACGTAGACGAGACTCGTGCTCAGACTTCAAGTACCATAAGTATCCAGAAGTACCAGCTTCAGTAGTTACTTCAACCCAACCAATTTGAGCTACATCAGAACCTTTAACGTTGTACTTATCACGTAAGATGATAGGCTTGTTGTCAAAAGTAGTGAAAGAAGCATCCATTGAGTTTCCAGCACCGCTAGAACCTTTAGTGTACTCAGAACCGTAAACGAATGCTTTAGCATCAGTAGCAGCACGCAAAGTACCAGTACCTGCAGGCAATGAACCGTCAGCGCTATCGTAAACTTTAATAGTAGCTACATTACCCGCTACAGATACAACATACGCTTTGAAAGTCTTGTATCCTTTAGATACAACTAATGTCATACCAGCACCAATCAAGTGATTAGCTGGGAATGTAATAGTAGTACCAGCAGCGTTTACTGTAAGACCATCGTAAGCGATGTGTAGACGTCCTTGCTCTTGCCATACTACGCGGTCAGAAGCCATAGGCATTTCTGCACCAACCATGCGCAAGAATCCTGATACTGTACGGTTTCCGTAGCGCTCTACTTCTTTCTCGTATACCTCAGGAAGGAATTGTTGTGTAAAGTCCATGTCAGACACAGACAAATAGTTGTCACCAAACAAGCCCTTAATAGGACGTGGAGTAAGGTGAGCTAAGTTTGCCAGACCAGCTGGCGACGTTGCAAAACTCATTTCTTATTTGTTTTAATGAATTATTTTTTAAACTTGACTTTGAGTTTAGAAGTGCTTTCACCATCATTTACAGCGCGTATAGTCCACCCGTTTTGTGTCGTAACTTTTTCATGAGTCCCTCTCGGATTCATATCGACATTCTTCGTGCGTGCCATACTATCCTTTACTGCATCGGCTTTGCCTTGCTCGTAAAAGTGTTGTGCAACTTGATCGGCATTCATAGCGGTGAACAGCGATTTATGATAACCCTTAGCATCTTTCATTTCCCCCTTTTCATCCAAGAACTTCTTGATAAAGTTGTTAATGTCGCCTTGAGTTTCTTTAACCTGGCCAGCATCTTTAACCTTAAAGCGGTACTTCTTGTCTCCAACGCTGTAATCGAAACCTTCGAATTTGTTGCTGAATACTTTCTCGCTTTCTTGTTTAAACCTACTGGTTTGTCGTTCTGCTACTTTAGCAGCCTCTTCACTCTCCTTATTATAACGATTGAAAAATTCAACCGCTTTTTGCTGTTCTGGATTCAATCTTGAACCCATTTTAATTTCGTCGTAGTATTTAGACTTTAAACCGTCTAAATGATTTTTAGCCTCTGCTAATGCCTGCTTACGCTCTAGCTTCTTTAAACGTATTTCACGTTCGTCATCAACATCTTCGTCGTAAGAAAACTTATCGGCTAATAAGAAGTCGATGTCTTCCCGGTCATAAGCACTGAACTTAGTTTCATAGTATTCACGAAGCAATTGATCTTCGTTTAAACTAGAGTAGTCCGTGTTAAGACGTACATAATCTTCTAAAGAGCCACCCGTTTCATCCATAAAGTCTACAACCTTTTGAATATTTTCAGGTAAGCTAGCCCCAGCTTTCGCGGATTCTTGAATTGCTTCTGCAACTTCTTCTTCCAGCTGTTCTGTAGCCTCTTCTACCTCTTCGTCTGTAATTTCCATTAAGACAGGCTCTTCAGGCGCTTCTTCTGTTACCGGTGCCTCGACCGGTGCTTCCTCAACAACTGGCTCCTCTACTGGAGCTTCTTCTACAGGTTGCTCAACAGGTTCTTCTGCTGGTGCTTCTTGCGGTGTTGCTGAGAAATCCACTTTAATAGTACCATCATCACCCTGTGAAACAGGTGATGTGTCTTTAGTTTCTTCACTCATGATAAAATATTATATAATTGTTATGGTTATTATTACCTAGGTTCGAAGCTTCCTAAACCAAATCCACCGCCAAGTATATCATTACCAGAGGATTCGAAGTCTTTAGGTGCTCCGCCTTTTTGTCTTTGGTCTATAAGTTCGCTTTGTTGCGTAGCTTGTATTTTGGTTCTTTTGTCTTTGCGGTCTTCAGTTTCAGAGATTTTGGTTTTTGCCGCATCTACTTCCAGCCCCTTCAACTTCATGTTATATTGAAACTCAAGTGCCATTAATTGCATCTTAGCTTCCACCTCTTTATCAATTCTAGCTTGCTCTAATTGCGCTTTAACTTGCTCTAGCTGTGTTTTTGTTTGCAGAGCCGCTTGATCTTTTTGCATTTCTGCTTGAGCTGCAACTTGTTGTGCTTGTGCGTTTGCTTGGGCTTGAGCTTGCATATTCTGCTGCTGCATCATTTGATCCCGCTCTTGCTTTTTCTTACGGCGTAGCTTCAATAATTGGTTAGCTAGCTTTAAGTTTTTAACTTCGCGGATATCAATAGCATCGTCTAAGTCTATAAGCCCAGCGGATAAAGCTGTTTGAATGTTGTTTTCTAAAAGCGATTTTTCTTCTTCATCTGGAGACAGCTCTAAAGAAATGCCAAAGTCGTGCAAATGCAAATCTTCCATTTCTTCTAGTATACCTACATTATGCCCACCTACTTTTTGTATAAATGCTTCTCTAGATGGGTCAAATTCTAATATGTCTGAAATACGCAAAGACAAACATTCGGCAGTTTCTGCTGTTAAGAATAATCCTGCATCTAATATATGACGCGTTGCAGTATTAGAATTAGCAGCAGCCATCTTTTGTACACCTACTAATGCTCTTGAATCAGGTGAAGAACCATCACGAGCTTCGTTAAGACCCGTTACATCACGAATCATCTGCAGGTAATAGTTATATGTCTGTATAAGAGTTTGTAGCTTTTGGCCACCCGCTCCTGTTTGTAGTGGCTGAATTGGTACTTTGCCAGGGTTCATATCACCCTCACTAGTAAATGAGCGTCCAATAACAGAACCCGTTTGGAAGAACATGTTAAGTGCTTCTTGTGGATTGTAGTTTGTGCCGTTACCTAAATCTATTTCGGCCAAGCCATCAGCATCCATATATACACCATCAGGCATCATTCTTTGCAACACCTGTTGCATTTTCAAATGCGTAAGCTGTATCATATCAGCAAAGCCAGTACAACGGCTTACAATAGATTCAATCTTACCCTTATACATACGAGGTGCTACGATGCTGTAGTTCATTTTAACCTTAGCGTAATCGCTCTTAGGACGCATCATATTCTTGGCCATTTCCCACTTAAGCATGATGTCAGTACCTAATATAAGTACACCTTCGTATAACACTTCTAATGAACGAGCCATTTTGCCAAACTCAGCTTCTAGCAATTCTACCGGAGGATCAAACTGATCGTCTCTTACTATAATTTTAGAAGCGCCAGTTGCAGTTTCTTTAACCTTATACACTTCGTTCATGTATGTCTTATAGTTAAAGTATAATACCTGCACTACGTTACTGTCACGAACATCATGATTTACTAATGACTGATCGTATCCAGCACTATGATTTTTTGTTCCTTGCTTCTGTATTTTATCTAGCTGTGCTTCATCTAAATCAGGGAATTGCTTTTTAAGCTCGTTTAGCGGTACAAACTTTACTTCACCTACATAATATATGTCCTCAAAGTAAGGAGACTCACTATAAGAGTGCACTAGATAAGCGGGGTCAACATAGTCTACCATTACTCCTTCTGATTGGTTAAAGCTATTTTTAACCGCAGCAACTCCTAAAGTTGTAAGATCGTAATAAAGACGCTTTTTAGTTAAGTCGTAATGGTTACCATCAAGTAAAGTATTTATAGCTACCTCTTCAGCAATTTCAACTCCTTGCTTATAACTTAGCTGCATGTGCAACTCTAGTTCTTCTTTAGAATCCGGCAACTGCTCTGGGCTGTTTTCAAATAAATTTACGTCAAAAGCTTCTTTGGCAAATTCATTTAATTGCTTTGTTTGCAAATCACGTATAATAGACTCCATATACTTTGTGCGTTTGCTTACGCCATACGGGTCTTGTGAGTATGCTTTTAGATCAAAAGAACGATCTGCAATACCGTTAACTACAATGTCTACAAATTTAGATAAGATAGGTACCGGCTTCCAGTCAAGATTTAAGTAAGACAAATCACCATTAACAGATAGCTCATCTTTATATTTCTGAACGCTTTGCTCACCACGTGCATACAATCTCAGGTTATGAAACGTATTTTGGTTGCTTCTGAAACGAGTGGTACCCGAATTACTCGAGAACCATTCGTTTTGAATAGCTCTACCTACTTGCAACCCATACTCCTGCGACATCTTTTCAGCATCGCTAGCTATTTGGCTGGGGAAAGCGCTATTTGAAACCGACTTAACCATAAATTATTTTATTATTTCTGAACTCAAACCCTCTTGACGGAATTTTGAAATCTTTATATTCAACTTTGTTCTTTCTAATTTACCTACTGGCCTATACAGCTCTTTGTTACATGCCATTATCGCTAAGCCTGAGCTTATCGCAGCATCATATTTAGTACGTTTGTTTATATCAAACTTAGACCAGTCGTTTAGTGTTTCGTTAAAGTACATGTTGCCATACTGCCCGTCTTCCATTAAACCTACGTACTTATCTACGTACATTTCAATTGCGGCAGCGTGTGCTTGTTTCATATCCTCGCTCGAGTTAGGAACACCACCAATTTCTTTTTCCGTTACTGATAGCTTGTTCCAAAGTCTATCCGGTCGGTTCATAGAGTATCCTCTGTAACCGCGGCGCTTAAAATGATAAAGCAACCTAGGTTTGTTATTCTCTGCTAGTATAGGCATACCATAAAATACACACGCCATTAATACATCTTCAAAAAATATTTCAGCGGTTTGTGGTCTGGCTATATATTCAAGGAAGAATGAACTTGGCGGTGCATCTTCCATAGTAAACTTAGTGAGCCCGTGTAAAGCTCCTTTTGAACCTTTACCGTCGGTAGTTCCTGATATGTCGTAACTATCGCAACCAAATGCGCCGACGTGTTCATTGCCCGGGTATTTAACACCATTTTTTGTGATTTGCCTGTTCTGAAGTTCAGCTCCTGGTATCCAGGACACTTTAAATCTTCCCTGAGGAGTTGGCATAAACACAACTTTTGTATCTTTCACACCGTTAACCCACTGAAAATTGCCAGTGGTTATAACATTAGTATTACGCAGATCTTCATTATAATCAACCTGTTCGTATATTTTTGCAAGATTAAACAAACTATTTTTTGTTTCATCTCTAAATGCGTGCTCTTCTGTACGTGGAAACTGACGGTAATATTCGTTTAACCCGTCTTGGTCTTGCTTAAGACCTTCAACTTCATTGTTCCAATAATCTATAACCCCTTGTTCAATAGTGTCCCCAAAAGGATCTAACACTTTTTCTTCAGGGGTATTAAATACTGGTTGTCCATACTGATCAATAAATCCTTCGTAGTTCCACTCCATCGGTATAAAGAGTGAATATAACCCGGATTTTGTTTGACCATTCGAGTTTCTTTTACTTACGTCAGAGTCATTATATAACTTCTTGAAGTTCTCGCCTCCTTTATCTAATGAATTCGATGTTGAACCCATTAAACATTTGCCTATAATTCTAGCCCCCAAACGTAACGTAGTTTTTGTAACCCGCCAGTTGTTTAATATGTTATCCGGTCTTTCCCATTTACCGCTCTCGTCATGTACTAAAAGTCTTAACTTTTCACCATCATAAGAGTTGTCTCCTGTATTCTTCCAGTCAATAGTTGTATCAAGACCCTCAAGCTCTATTTGCTTTTCCTTTGCCTGAATCGATTTACGGGTTAGCTTAGAAGCAGGAACCCTATATGCCAGTTCAGTCTTCGGTCTATCCATACCATCTTGTATAGGTTTGAAGAAAAACGGGTAGTTAACGGATATCGGCACAACTTTATCGGTAAACATTTTTTTGGCGTCACTACCTGACTTTGATAGTATACCAAATCTGGCATCACTGGAGATGGTCGCCAAGTTGACTGTTTCTCCTGAAGCCATAAATGAGAATCCACTCCGTCTGTTCTTAAGATAGCACATTCCGTAGCTTCTTGTATCGGCTTTACAGGCTTCCCAAAATATAAAGAAGAGTCTGTTTGCTTCACGGTAGTCGGGATTACCGACATCAATCTTACTCCACTGCAAGTACATGTAATGAGTCCCAGTGATATAAGTAGGAGTCCCCTTGTTATAAAACCAGTAACCACCATCACGTCTGTTGAATTCTTCATCAATGTATCCCTCCCAATTGCTCTTAAACTCATCTGGATAGGTTTGCCAATCGAATATACTCTTGATTCTTTTAAGCTCCTTAGGATACTCCTGAACAGCCCATTTATCTAAGCCTTTAGTTAATCCTTTCGGCGCTGGCGGCAATGCTATACACAAGTTTTGCACTTCTAGTATTTGCCCTATCTGCCCAGTCTTACTGATAACAACTATATCGTGTTCTTTGTTGTAACCATATTTCCAAGACTTGGATCTATTTAATCTGCTGATTGTGGTAAGCTTTACAGGCTCAACAACTTTTACTAGACTCTGCTCGTACATTATCTAGATCTTTTTTCAGCAAACCCTGAGAATGTTTTCTTTTCTTTTTCTTCTTTCGGTTTGTTCTCAAGTATGCGTTCTTCCTCTTCGATGCGAGTAAGTATTTCAAACGCGTCAAAGATTGCTAGCTTTTTAGTTGCAGCAGCATTTTTTAAGCGGTCGGCAGAAACATCATCTTCCGTATTGGTAATGATTTTTTCTTGCGCAACCTTTATAAGTTCCTCAACTGCTTTGCGACCAGCTAGGATTATATTCTTTTTCGCTTGCTTGGTGTCCATACTTGATTGTAATTCGATTTGCGGGAACACGGTAAACCTTCTCCCCTTCAATATTAAATTCGTATTCTGTACCAGGTGTAAACCCTATAAGCTCTCCACTTTCAAACCCTTCGTAAGCGTATTTAACTTTTCCTATCAAAGGAAGTTCGTTATGTTCGGAAAACATACGCTCGTCTAACATGGGCTTAACGAATATGAAACCTGCTACAGGTTTCCATTCTCCATCACGTTTAAACGCATATATCTGATCAGGGTATACAAAGTACTTATCTTCTTCGTAATATGAGCGGCTGTTCTTTTCAGCGCCTCTTACATCTCTAAATCTTCTAAAGACGTTATGATGAACAATAACTTCATCACCAGGAAGCAACCCTAAATCGTTTACTTTGGGTATAGCTTTGACTACCCCGTGTCTACTAGTATAAAGATGGTTTTGTAATTCTGTATTTAACAACAGTGTTACACCATTTATTTCTTTTTCTGATGTGGTTCTCTTAGCATACGGAGATACCATAAAGTTGTATATGCTTTGCATTACCACTTAAGATCATATTCAATAGAGATAGCCATGTTCTTATTAAAGTCTTTCCACGGCATTACCAAATCTCCTTTTTGAATATAGACAGAGTACTTATCTTCCTCTTCTAATATGTTAACTATAGTATGACCACCATACACTTCCTGTCCAACAGAATAGTGCATGGCGTCATTTTTATAGTCCTTGCCGATACTAAGCTTTCTTATTATCTGCATCATTAGGAGTGATAGCCCCATCTTGTAAGTTGATACTTACGTCTCCATAAGTTTTTTCTAGCTCAGCTTGTACTTCAGCTAGCTTAGTGCGTAATGCTTTAACATTATCCATAAGCTCGCTTTTTTGCATTTCCGATGCTCCAATCTGCATTTGAATCTGCTGTAGAGCATTAACGTACTTTTGTACTTCAGTTAGCTCGTCTGCTGTGATTGCTTTAGCAACCGCTGCTTTCTTCTTTCCCATTTGATTTAATTTAATTTAATTGTTTTATTTTAAAATTAGCAGTTCCATCTACGGCGTGCTGCTCTACCACGTTCACTTGTCCAGCTTTTTGAGCGAGCACAAAATGCTTTGCGACGCTTTGCAGCTTTACTTCCGGGCTTCAACTTTGAAGGCGGGGTAGTTACTGCTGTCTGCAATTTACTACCTGGATTGTCACTTTTATACTTTTCGACACCTTTTTTTGTCATTCCGCCACCCGCGGCTGCTCCTGTACCGGTTTTATTAGCCTCATTGTAATATCCTTTAGATTTTTTACGAGAAGGCGCGTCACCTTTAGCCTTAAAAGGCGAGTTGTTTTGTACGTATGCCATATTATTTACCTTTAAAGTACCCTTTTTTCATAGGGCTTGCTGTTTTAATGCCGACATTTTTGTCATACATTTTTTTAAACGGCGTAAATTCAACATTACCTACACTGTTTTTTAATTGACCCTGAACATCTGTTGCCAGGATATCTGTTTGGTTGGCAAGTCTAGGATCAGAAATAACAGCGTCATTACCTGAAGCCCCTTGTTTTCTTTGATCTCTAGCTCTTTCTAAGGTTTGAACGTTGTCACTCATATCAAGCTGCACATCAGAAACACCATCACGGTAATCTCTAAGCTCTTGTGCTTTTGCTTGGTCTTCTTTATTTGCAAGCGTTACATCCCCACGGCGAAAATCACGCTTCTGTTTGCGGTTAGATAAAAACTTTCCAAATCCTTTTTTACCATCATCATCAGTGTCCTGAGCATAACGCTTGGCTAAGTTATTTAAGTTCTTTTTTGCAGATCTTTTTAGCTTACCACCTTCACGTCTTTCTACAATGCGATTTTGGTACGCTGCGTATGGGCGTATTGCATCAGTTTTATCTCTTGTATATATATCCGATACAGTTTTTTCTTCAGAATCAGGTGTACCTGGCGTGCCTGGAGTACCTTCTGTTTGTGTAGTTGTGGCAGTAACATTAGGGCTTTTCATGTTGCCTAGCTTAAATTGCTCATACTCTTTTACATCAGTACCTTCAAAACCATATTTTTTCTTAGCAAAGCCAGAGTCCATTTCTTTTTGCAAAGCATCGTATACACCAGAATCAAGCTTACCACTATAAGAATAAGTAGTAGTCGATGTTCCCGGTGTGCCAGCTGTGGCCTCAGTGCCCTTAATGGTTTTTGTGTCCGACACTACAATATTACCGGGTTTGTCTTTTTTAAGCGGAGACTTTGCTTTTTGTGTAATAGGTTTATTATACATAATGTTATGATTTATATGCTTCGTTTTCCCATTCTAGTTCCGAAGCTCCTTCATTAAGCTCGTGTCTTTTATAAACTTTCATTGGGGATTTAGTATCTCGTTTCCAGATTACTTCATTTTCAGTATAATCTAGTCGATTTTGATGCATTTGATTTAAATGCACTTTTTCGTGCTCTACCGCTTCTTCCTTTTGCTTTGGCGATAAACCTTTATTAATAAAAATAGTTCCGTCACGATTAGCTTCCGCCATCACTTGACTGCCTAAATCTTTTTCAAATACAGGTGCATCAAATGTTGAGGTTTGCTTATCGTAACCGAACAGGGTACTTTTATCCTTAAGCTTAAATGGCATTAGCAGTCACACTTACCCATGCAACCACAGTCTCCTGCGTTGGTAAAGTTTACGTGCTTTTCTTTAGCGCTAGTTGCTGGAGCAGGCTTATAATTAGCTAATGCGCGCTTTGTAATAGGTTCTAAGTGATTTTTCATCGTTCTTTGTCTTTAATCATATCGTCTATAGCTTTGTTATAGACTTTATCAGTATAACTCTTGTTTTTGTAAAATTTGCTTGATCTACCGATTGGTAAATCTTCTTCCCCAAGCATAACTCGATACATGCGTGTAATCAAGCGTTTAGCTTTAGGTGATGTTGTGAAAACACTGTATTTGATTGTAGTCCTATTCCGATGACGCCAGACATCAATCCAGCCATCATTTCTAAGTCTTTCCCAGCGGTTTTTATCCCATGCATAGGTGTATGACCCTTCTATAAAATCATTACGCGTAAAACGCTCTTTGCAATCAAGATATATCAGCAGCTCTAGGTCAGCATCTAATATATCGTAAGTCTTACAGGCCCATTTCCTAACGAGCCTGTAATACTTAAACAAATTCATATCGCGTAAATCCGCGGGTGTTAGTCTCATTCTACAATAACAACGTCGCCTACGGTAATTACATGAAATAAATCTTCATTCCATTCTATACCATGTCCAGCGTGCTTATCGTATCTAATTGTATCACCAACTTCAACACCGATTACTAATGGTCCGCAGCTAATAACTTCAGCTTTTAAATACCTAACGTCACTATTCTGCTTTTCAGTTAATTCAAGGCCGGCAACCTTTTTGACTGCCTCCTTGATTTTCTTTATAATAATATAATTATTTACCGCTTTCATCCATTCTCATATTAGAGATTACACAATCTGCAGAAATAATTGTTGTTGCTACACTAACTGCATTCTTTAGTGCGGTTTTGGTTACGAGTACCGGATCAATAATACCAGCCTTAACCATATTTACTTTCTTCCCCGAAGTAGCATCAATCCCATAACCTTTACGTGCAACCGGCTCGTCGAGCACAATATTTGCGTTTTCAAGAATGGTATTAAACGGAGAACTAAGAGCTCTAAGAAGAGCAGTGTATCCAACATTCTTATGTTTAATCTTTAATGATGCATGCAATAATGCTGCGCCACCCCCTGCTACAATACCTTCTTTTAACGCGGCTTGCGTTGCATAGATGGCATCTTCTACTCTATCTTTCTTTTCTTTGAGTTCGACCTGTGAGTCAGCTCCTACATAAATCAGTCCAACCTTACCGGTTAACATTGATAAACGCTCTTCGAGCTTACCCCTAAAGTAAGGGTTTGTTTCAGAACCAATTCTTTCACGTACATTTTCAATACGGTCAAGAAGCTGCTCATGGTCGGCCTCTACCTGCATCACAGTGTTCTTTGAAGAGGTAACGGATTTTACCGCTTCTCCTAACACTTCGGGATTGATCAGATCCAAATCATCGCCAAGCTCTTCATTAATGACTGTAGCCCCAGTTAATATTGCTAAGTCTTCGATTG